TATCCAGATGTTGCGACAGTCAAATCCAAAGCAAAAGAATATGCGACACAACAATGTTGGCATGAGATTAGAGGATTAAGAAATGCCCTGTTGAGAGAAAGTGATTATGTTACGAGCATTTCAATCGATAGTGGAGTTGGAGTTTCTACTGCATGGAAAAATTATCGTCAAGCACTTAGAGATTTGCCAAGTCAGTCTGATGTCAATAATATTGTGTGGCCAACACATCCAGAAGGAAAACAGGTAGGATTTAATACAGGATCTGAACGTTCAAATGAATTTTGATTCTAAAGTATGGAAATCCTGACGACTTGACAGGTTTAGTATAATACATATAATAATAGTAATATTACAACAACTCTTATGATTAACCAACTAATCACAGAGTTTCCCATATCTGATTTTCCAAAGGAAAGGAGTATCAGTAAGGAGAAAATCAACAAATATGCATACACAAAAGAAGAAGTGGATGCTCTGATTGATGCTGCTGTCGAAAAAGCAGTTGCAGAAGCTAAAAAAATTGATGAAGAATCAATGGCAAAGCATAATCGCGAAGCAACTGTAATTAGTATGATTCTTGGATTTACAACTCTTGCTCTATTTGTCGATGGATTATTAAGAATGTTAGGTATTATACCACCATTCATGGAGATTGATATTAATATATTAGATAAAATAGAAACTGATATCGTTGATAGAATTAAACAAGTTCCGATTCAAAAAATATTACAATCAGGTTTTAGATGAACGACATTTCGGTTTTTATATATCTCATGTGTTTTGCAGCCGTGTTTGGTATGACTTGTGTATACATGGCTATGATGATGAGGTCAACCTTATCAGATTTTAATAATAAACCAGTAAAATCATATAGTGATGCGATGAGAGCATATAGACCATCAGCACCACATCCAGAGATGGAGGGTGTCAAAACTGGAGAAGAGTTGTTAGTATTCACACCAGAAGAAGAGGAGGACGATGATGACGGAGATATTCCAACATATAGGTAACTATTTGCTTGACTCAGGTATTATAACGGTGTATAATATAGACATATATTATGAAACACTATGGAAGTTTTACACGAAAAATACCCATACAGATACGTCGAAAGTGGGATTATTGAATTAAATGGTGAACCAGATTACCGTATTCAAAAGTATAATACATACAGTATGAGGTATAGAGATATGTATCTCTGTGATAACTTCATGCAATTAGAAACTGCAATGGAGGACTTTGAATATACAAAATGGTTAGACCCATCACCAGAAGTTACTGCATACGCAAAAAATGAGAGAACAACTGATTAAGGCACTTTTAGCACACGCTCAAGGTGATATCCAAAAACACGTTGCCAACGTAGAAGTTTACCTTACAAATCCTGCGGGGATAGGTGAGCACTCGAATATTGTTGAGGCAATCGAGCAAGAGCTTGATATGATTGCGAAGTATCAAGATCAGATTGATATGATAAACAAGTACTTTAAAAAATGAAGGAAGAAAGACCTTGGGGTTGGTATGAAGTAATTGATCAAGGTGATAGGTTCAAAGTTAAAAACATTGAAGTAAAACCAGGTCATCGTTTATCACTTCAGAAGCATCATCATCGAACAGAGCATTGGATTGTTGTAAGTGGCACAGCAGAGGTTCAGTTAAATGATGCGAGACAATTAATTGGTGAGAATCAAAGCACATACATTCCTCTGGGATGTAAGCATCGTTTGTCAAATCCTGGTAAGATACCACTTAAAATTATTGAAGTTCAAAGTGGTCCTTATCTTGAGGAAGATGATATTGAAAGATTTGAGGATGACCACGGAAGAGATTGACAAGTAGAAGTTTATTCTTTATTATGTAATTATGAAATACGCTCGAACAGCATTAATAACAGGCATAACTGGGCAGGATGGTTCTTATCTTGCTGAGTTTTTATTGTTAAAAGGATACGAAGTTCATGGCATTGTAAGGAGAAGTTCTCTCATCAATACTCATCGTATCGACCCAATCTACGAAAAGATTAAACTTCATTATGGTGATATGACCGATTCTGGTAGTATTATTCATATTATACAGAAAGTTCAACCACACGAAATTTATAATCTTGCAGCACAAAGTCACGTCAAAGTTTCCTTTGAGTTGCCAGAATATACTGGTATGGTTGATGCAATGGGAACACTTCGGATTCTTGAAGCAGTTAGAATACTTGATATGCAAGATGATGTGAGAATCTATCAAGCATCAACATCAGAACTCTATGGTCAAGCACAGGAATTTCCACAAACCGAAACAACACCGTTTCATCCACGTTCACCCTATGGAGTTGCAAAACTCTATGGTTTCTGGATAATTAAGAACTATCGTGAAGCATATAATATGCACTGTAGTTCTGGTATTCTATTCAATCACGAGTCTCCAAGAAGAGGAGAGACATTTGTAACTCGTAAGATTACAAGAGGTCTTTCTAAAATATCTGTAGGGTTGCAAAAAGAATTAATTCTTGGTAATCTAAATGCAAAAAGAGATTGGGGTCATGCAAAAGACTTTGTGAAGGCCATGTGGTTAATGCTACAGCAAGATGAACCAGATGATTATGTTATTGCAACAGGAGTTCAGTATTCTGTGAAAGACTTTATTGTAAAAGCAGCACCATACTTTGGATTCTCGATTGATTTTAGATGGTCAAATGGGGGTGAAGTTGGGTATTGTCGAAGTCTTGCAAGAGATATAATTAAAACAGACCCAAGATATTTTCGCCCTGCGGAAGTCGAGTCTTTGTTAGGAGATCCGAGCAAAGCAAAAGAAAAGTTAGGTTGGGAACCTACAACAACATTTGATCAATTAGTTGAGGACATGTGTATCTATGGACAGTGATTCAAAAATTTTTGTAGCAGGTCACAATGGTTTAGTTGGATCTGCGATTGTTCGTAATCTTGAGGCAAAAGGATTTACAAATATCATCACAATGGATCGAGCAAAACTTGATCTTACAAAGTTACATGATGTTCAAATATTTTTTGCAGTTGAGCAACCTGAGTATGTGTTTCTTGCAGCAGCAAAGGTTGGTGGTATTGGAGGTAACTCTGATTATCCTGCTGACTTCATATATGAGAATCTAATGATTCAATCAAATGTAATACACTCATCGTATCTATTTGATGTTAAAAAATTATTATTCTTAGGTTCATCTTGCATATACCCAAAGTTTGCAAAACAACCCATAACAGAAGACCAATTACTTACAGGTGCTTTAGAAGGAAGTAATGATGCATATGCAATTGCTAAGATAGCAGGAATTAAAATGTGTCAGGCATATCGTAAACAGTATGGATTTAATGCGATTGCTGTAATGCCAACCAATCTATATGGACCAAATGATAATTTTGATATAAACTATGGTCACGTTCTACCATCTTTACTTGCAAAGTTTGATGGTTCGCTAGAAAAGAGTGAGCATTGGGTTGTAAAATTATGGGGTGATGGTACTGCGAAGAGAGAGTTTTTACACGTTGATGATTTAGCATCAGCACTCCTTATTTGTATGGAAAGATATGATAGTGATGAAATAATTAATATTGGAACTGGTGAAGATGTCACAATTAAAGAACTTGCAGATATGATTGTAGATGTTACAGGATATGAGAATGATTACGTATGGGATACATCAAAACCAAATGGAACACCAAGAAAAGTTTTGAACGTAGATAAAGTTAAATCTTTGGGTTGGGAACCGAAGATTAGTTTGCGAGAAGGACTTGAATCTACCTATGAGTGGATGAAAAATAACAGGTCAAACTTGCGTAATATATAATAGGAGTGAACTAGATTATGGAAACTGAAACTAAGAAAGCACTTGTATGTGGTGCGGGTGGCTTCATTGGAAGTCATATGGTAAAGAAACTGAAATCTGAAGGATACTGGGTAAGAGGTGCAGATAAAAAATATCCAGAGTTTTCAATGTCAGAAGCAGATGAATTTCTAAGAGGAGATTTAACAGGTCAAACATTCTGCGATATGGTATGTAATATAGAGTTTGATGAAATCTATCAGTTTGCTGCTGATATGGGAGGAGCAGGTTATATTTTTACAGGAGAGCACGATGCAGATGTAATGAACAACTCTGCAACAATAAATCTAAACATACTTAGAAACGTCAAAGATTATAAACCAAAAATATTTTTTTCATCCTCTGCGTGTATGTACCCAGAGCATAATCAACTAGACCCAAACACACCAGACTGTCGTGAAGATACTGCTTACCCTGCCAACCCAGATTCAGAATATGGTTGGGAAAAACTTTTCTCTGAAAGGTTATACCTTTCTTATCATCGTAACTACGATGTTCCTGTTCGCATTGCCAGATATCATAATATCTTCGGTCCCGAAGGAACGTGGACGGGTGGAAGAGAAAAAGCTCCTGCAGCAATCTGTCGCAAAGTTGCTGAACTCCCACAGGAAGGTGGAACTATTGAGGTGTGGGGAGATGGCTTACAAACTCGTTCCTTCTTGTTCGTTGATGAATGCGTCGAAGCAACTTATAGATTAGTACAATCAGACTTCACTGGTCCTGTGAATATAGGTTCAGAAGAAATGGTATCTATCAATGGACTTGTAGATATTGCAGCAAAGGTAGCAGATAAAAAAGTAGAGAAGAATCATATTGAAGGTCCGTTAGGTGTTCGTGGTCGTAATTCAAATAACGATTTAATTAAAGAGAAGTTAGATTGGAATTATACAATGACTCTTGAAGAAGGTATTAAGAAAACATATGACTGGATAAATGAGAATCAGATGGGTAATAAACCAGTAGTCGAAGAACCTAAATTAAATCCATTTAGCAGGTTTATGAAATGGATGGATCAATGATAATAACCGTTTTAGGTTCAAGTGGTCAAATCGGTGCATATCTTTCAGAATATCTTTCAAAGAAAGGACATATTGTTAGAGAGTTTGATGTGATAAATGGTTCACATCAGGATATGACTCACATTCCTAATACATATCTTCGCAATGCGATTATGGAAAGTGATTTTGTTTTCTTTCTTGCCTTTGATGTAGGTGGTTCAAGATATCTTAAAAAGTATCAGCATACATTTGATTTTGTGAATAATAATACAAGGTTGATGGCAAACGCATTTGGATTTTTAGAACAGTATGATAAACCATTTGTATTTGCATCATCTCAGATGAGTAATATGAGTTACTCTCCCTATGGAACTTTGAAAAGAGTTGGTGAATTATATACTGAAAGTCTTGGTGGATTAATCGTAAAGTTTTGGAATGTATATGGTATTGAAAAAGATCATGATAAAGCACACGTTATTACAGACTTTATCAGAAAAGGATTTGAAGAAGGTGACTTTGAAATGATGACAGATGGTGAAGAGGTTAGACAGTTTTTATATGCAGAA